CGTCGTGGTCCTGAGATCAAGCGCACCATCGACCCGTACGACAACCAGGAGCAACTGTTCCGGTCGCTGTTCGGCGACGTGCTGCTCAACGCCAACGACACCATCAGCCGCGCCCAGGTGGCCATCGACAGCGCCCCCCGGCACGTCGACGACGCCGCCAAGGAGCGGATGCACGAGCTGGTGGAGTTGGACAACAAGCACGCCTCTTCGATCGCCCGTCACATGTTGCTGACCGGCTCGCCGGAGTATCACGACGAGTTCCGCGACTACGTGAAGTCGCGCGGGACCCTGGTCGGCGATGCGATGCGTGCTGCGATGTCGCTGACGAACGACAACGGCGGCTACATGGTGCCGTTCACCCTGGACCCGACGATCATCCTGACGAACGCCGGCATCGCGGACCCGCTGCGGCAGATCAGCACCATCAAGACCATCACGACGGACAACTGGAACGGCGTCACCAGCGCCGGGGTGACCGCCGAGTGGTTGGCTGAGGGTGCCGAGGCCGCGGACAAGTCGCCGACGTTCGGCCAGCCGACGATCACACCGCAGAAGGCCGCGGCGTGGGTGTTCGGCTCGTACGAGGTGCTCGCCGATTCCGGGTTCGCCAACGAGCTCGGCCGGCTGCTCGCCGACGCGAAGGCCCGCTTGGAGGGCGCGGCGTTCGCCACCGGCAACACTGCTGGTCGCCCCTACGGCGTCGTCACCGGCGTCGCTGCGGTGACCGCGTCGATCGTCACTAGCACGACCGCCGGCGTGTACGGCGTGGGAGAGGTGTACCGGGTCTCCGATGCGCTTCGCCCGCGCGACGCCGCGCAGGCGTCGTGGATCGCCAACAAGAGGGTCTTCTCGCTGACGCGGCAGTTCGACACCGCAGGCGGGTCGGCGTTCTGGGCGAACCTGGGGATGGGTGTACCGAACCAGCTTCTCGGCCAGCCCATCTACGAGGCGTCGACCATGACCGGCGCGGTCACCACGTCCGCGAACATCCTGCTCGCCGGCAACTTCAGCGAGTTCTACATCGTGGACCGGGTCGGCATGTCGGTTCTGTACGAGCCGATGGTCAAGTCGACCGGCTCCAACCGGCCAACAGGTCAAGCTGGATGGTTTGCGTTCTGGAGAGTCGGCAGCGATGTCGTCGACCCTGACGCGTTCCGCCTTCTCCAGCTGAACACCACGGCGGCCTTCACCGCGAAGGCCAGCTAACCGCCTCTGACTGGAAGCCCCGGGGACCCAAGGCTCCGGGGCTTCCGCCTACCTTGGGAGATTCTGTGCCGAAAGACCGCAAGGACGAGAAGGTCGTGGTGGCGTACTGCCATCCCGGTAACATCAACGCCGCCTTCCACGAGTCGCTGCTGGACCTGCTCGTCTACGACATGGCGTTCCACCGCCGCATCGTCAACGGCGGTGGACGGCTGGCGCACCAGGCATCGGCGAACCTGTCCGGGCCGCGCAATGACGTGGTTCGCAAGTTCCTCGACAGCTCGGACGCCGACTGGCTGTGGTTCGTCGACACCGACATGGTGTTTCTGCCGGACACGGTCGAGAGGCTGCTCGAGTTCGCAGACCCGGTCACCGCGCCGATCGTCGGCGGGCTGTGCTTCTCCATCGACAAGGGCCGCATCTATCCGACGCTGTACGGGCTGATGGGCGAGCAGGACAACCCGCAGGTGGTCCGGTTCCACGAGTGGGCGCCGGATGCGATGTTCCAAGTGGCCGCGACCGGTACCGGCTGCATCCTGATCCACCGCACAGTGTTCGAGCGAATCCGCGACTTCGAGGTGCCCGGCACTCAGCAGGTCGGTTTCAACGCGGCGTTCCCCTGGTTCCAGGAGACCGCGCACGACAACCGCCCGGTCGGCGAGGACATCACGTTCTGCTGGCGGGCCGGCGTGGTCGGCATCCCGGTGCACGTGAACACCGCGGTGCACATCGGGCATGTCAAGGAGCGGTTGCTCGATCTGGACGCGTATCTGCAACAGCGCGGAGAGGTGACGGCATGAAGTACCCGAAGATGAACGGATTCGTCGGCTTCCGCGGTGACAATGTCCCGTTGGAGCCCTACCCCGACGATCACCCCGTGGTTGCGGCGTTCCCGGACCTGTTCACCGACACCCCGCCGCCCGGGGTGGAGAAGCCGAAGCGGCGGACCTTGAAGAAGGCCGCAGCCACGCCAACGGAAAAGCCGGTCGAGAGGTCGGCGGCACGGAGCAGCGCCCGCGATGACGGTTGACACGGCGGTCATCGTTCCGGCCATGCGCCCGGCCAATGCCGAGCTGTTCATGGTCTCGCTGAGGGCCTCGACTGACGCGGCCGCGGTCTACGCCGTGACCGACGCTGAAACCGCGCCAGCGTGGCGCACAGCGGGCGCAGAGGTGCTTGTGGGCGACGAGGTGTCGTTCGCGCAGCGGGTCAACGCCGGCTACCGGGCTACCGACGAGCCGTGGCTGTTCATCGTCGGCGACGACGTGAAGTTCCATCGGCACTGGCTCATCAACGCCAAGCTGATCGCTTCCCGTCGCTATCACGTGGTCGGCACCGCCGATATGGCGAACCCGCGGGTGATGTCCGGCGAGCACGCCACTCACCTGCTGATTCGCCGCAGTTACGTCGACGAGGTCGGCGCCTCGTGGGACGGGCCGAAGGTGGTGTGCCACGAGGGTTACCGGCATTGGTTCGTCGACGACGAGATCGTCGTCGTGGCGAAACACCGCGGCGTGTGGGCGTTCGCCCGCTCGTCCGTGGTGGAGCATATGCACCCGATGACCGGCAAGGCCGACTGGGACGAGGTGTACGAGATCGGCGTCGCCCACAAGGACGCCGATGAGGCACGGTTCCGATCCCGGCTGCGCGAGCACTTGATGGGGGAAGCGCAATGAGTGCCCAAACTGAACTGCGCGAAGAAGTATTGGCGGCGTTGTACGCCGAGTTTGATCGTCGTGACCGGAAATCCCGTCTTGTGTGGGTCATGTCGGACGAATGGTGGCGCGATATCCGGTCGATATTCCTCGATCCCACCGTGTTTTTGATCTTTCCGCGGAGCGCTGACTATCAACTGCTCGGTATCCCTGTGGATATTCGTGACGACGCTGGGTTTCCGAAACTTCGACCAGCGTGATCTCCTACATCACCGCGTCGAACAACCGACAGGTCCTCGACGCGAACCTGCTGGCCACTATCGACCTGAAGGACGACGACGAGATCATCGTGGTGGACGACCCGCCATCGATCGCCGTGGCCTACAACCAGGGACAGAAACAGGCCCGGAACCCGATCCGCTGCTACGTCCACACCGATGTGCAGATCCTCAAGCCCGCCGAGTTGCGGGCCGCGATGATCGAGCACTGCACCGACAAGGTCGGCATGGTCGGGCTGATCGGCTGCTTTGACCGTGCCGTGCCGTGGTGGGAGGCCCGCGAGGGTCGAGGCGCCGCCATCGACGCCCGGATGGGCCTGTTGGACTTCGGCCGCACAGGACCGTGCGCCTATCTGGACGGGCTGCTGCTGGCAACGGCGCAGAACCTCACCTGGGACGAGTCGTACACCGGGTTCCACATGTACGACCACGACATCTGCGAGCAGATGCTGGCTCGCGGTCTGCCGAACTACTGCATGCCCGGCGGGTTCGCGGTGCTGCATAACACCAGCAACCCGTCGGACGTGGCGCAACTCGACGGCTGGGACGCGGCCGTGACCAGGTTCCGCGGCAAGTGGGGGGCAGCTGCATGAACAGGACACACTGCGGTGGTTGCGGCTCGGCGTATCTGCAGCCGTTCCTAGACCTGGGTACATCGCCGCTGGCCGACCGGTTCCCGGCGACCGCCGACGAACCGGAGGACCGTTATCCGCTGCAGTTGACGGTGTGCACGTCCTGCTGGCTGGTCCAGTTGACCGAGATCGTGCCGGACGGGCTGCTGTACGGCGAGGACTACGCGTTCTTCACCGGCTCGTCGCCGTCGGCGGTGTCGTACTTCGTCGACTACGCCGCGCAACTGGCCCGGCAACTCGACCTGGGTGCCGACAGGTTCTTGGTGGAGATCGCCTGTAACGACGGGACGATGCTCGCCGAGCACGAATGCCGCGCTCTCGGCGTCGAGCCCGCCGACGGCCCGGCAGCAATGGCGCGAGCCAAGGGGCTGACCGTGATGCACGAGCCGTTCGGGCTGGAAACGGCCCGCCGAATCGTCGCCGACCATGGCGCCGCTGACGTGGTCGTGGCCAACAACGTGGCCGCGCACGTGGCGGATCTGCACGACTTCTTCGCCGGCGTCGAGCATCTGCTCGCCCCCGACGGTGTCGCCGTGATCGAGGTGCAGTACCTCGCGGATCTGCTCGCCGGCGGCCAGTTCGACCACGTCTATCACGAGCACCGCTACTACTTCACCGCCGACTCGCTGGCGCGGGTGGCGGCCCGGCACGGTCTCGCCGCCCGGTCGGTGACCCCGACCCCGGTGCAGGGCGGGTCCATCCGGGTGATGCTCGGTCGAGGCAAGCCCGTTGAATTGCCCGAACCGTCCTGGCTTCGTCAGCCGTCCACGTTCATGAGCCTGCAAGGCCGGGTCGAGCACATCCGCACCCGACTGCTGGCCCTGCTCGACGAACAGATCGCCGCCGGCCGCAAGATCGCCGGATACGCGGCATCGGCGAAATCGGCGACCCTGCTGAACTTCTGCGGCATCGGACCGGACCGGCTCGACCACATTATCGACACCACGCCGCACAAGATAGGCCGCTATACACCGGGCTCGAAGATCCCCGTCTGCGGCCCTGGGGAGCGCCCTGAGCCCGACGTGTACCTGCTGTTGGCCTGGAACTACCTGCCGGGCATTCTGCGCCGTGAGGCGGCGTACACGGCCGCTGGTGGCCGGTTCCTGGTACCTCTGCCGATGCCGGTGCTGCTGTGAGGGCATTGATCACCGGGGTTACCGGGCAGTCCGGCTCGTATCTGGCCGAGCAACTTCGCAACGACGGCTACGAGGTGTGGGCGCTGCTGCACGGCCAGTACCACCCGAAGAAAGCTTGGGTTGAGTCGCTGGTGCCCACCATCCGCTGGGTTCCCGGCGACCTGCTCGACCCGTCGTCGCTGCACCGGGCGCTGGAGACGGCCCGCCCGGACATCGTCTACAACCTGGCCGCGATCACGTTCGTCGGCATGAGCTGGGACCAGCCGACGCTGGTCAGCGAAATCACCGGTCTCGGCGCGCTACGGATGCTCGAGGCGATCCGCCAGGTCGACCCGCAGATCCGGTTCGTGCAGGCGTCCTCGTCGGAGATGTTCGGGTCCAACCCGCCGCCGCAGAGTGAGGCGACGAAGTTCCACCCGCGTTCGCCCTACGGCGTGGCGAAACTGTTCGCCCACTTCACCACCGTGAACTATCGGGAGAGCCACGGGATCGTCGCCGCCACGGCGATCATGTTCAACCACGAGAGCCCCCGGCGCGGCCCCGAGTTCGTCTCGCGGAAAGTAACAACAGCGGCGGCACGGATTTCCCGCGGTCTGGACCGGACCGTGCGGCTGGGGAACATCAACTCGTACCGCGACTGGGGTTACGCCCCGGACTACATGAACGCCGTCCAGATGATCGGCAACCATGCCGAGCCGGACGACTTCGTGGTCGCCACCGGCGACTCGCGCCAAGTCAGAGAACTGTGCGAGGTCGCGTTCCGCGAGGTCGGCCTGGACTACCGCGACCATGTGGTGATCGACCCGCAGTTCTACCGGCCGGCGGACGTCGAATACCTCCGCGGCGACGCCACCAAGATCCGCGACGTGCTGGGCTGGCGGCCGACGGTGCCGTTCGAGGAGATGATCGCCCGAATGGTCAAGCACGAACTGGCGCAACTGTGAACGCGCTGGTCTCGATCGTCACCCCCACTATGCCGGGCCGTGAGGCCCTGCTGCTGGACCGGTGTGCACCGTCGGTGCGAGCACAGACATGGCCGCATGTGGAGCATGTGATCGTGTCGGACCGGAACCCGGGCCTGGCCGAGAAGATGGCCGAATACCCGGACATCCGATTCGTGCAGATCAACGAGACGTGGCGGGATGGGCATGCCGACCACTGTCCCGGCGCGCTGCCCTGGCAGGTCGGCTCCTTGTTGGCGCTCGGCGAGTACGTCGGGTTCGTCGGCGACGACGACGAGCTGCTGCCTGACCACGTCGCCCGGCACGTGGCCGCGATGAATGAACACGATTTGCACTTCACTGTCTCGCCGGTGCAGTTCCGGATCGGCGGGCAGGACAGGTTCCTCGTCGGTGACGACACGTTCGCGGTCGGGCACGTCGACTCGGACGGGATCATGTGCCGCGCCGAGGCGCTGCGGACCGCCACCTGGCGGCTCGGCGTGGACGCTCCGGACGCGCTACTGCCGCACGATTGGTGCGTCGGCGGATTGCGCGGAATGTTCATCGGCGGCGACCCGACCGCGATCCACCACGACGGCTGGGCAGCCAGGTAAGGGGATCGATCGTGCCGAACCTGTACGCCACCGCCGAGGAGCTCAAGGCCCGATTCGGCCTTCCTGACAATCTCGAGGACACCCTCATCGAATCAGCGTTGGATGCAGAATCCCGGGAAATCGACCAACACTGCCAGCGCATCTTTTACATCACTGGTTCCACCACGGCAACGTTCGTCGCCAAAGACCGATACCGCCTCAAGCCTGCCGACACCGACGTGTGGGTCGGCGATATCGTCACCATCACCAGCCTCAAGACCGATGCTGCCGGCGACGGGACATTCGAGACGACCTGGACCGCGTCGGACTACCAGCTATGGCCGGTGAACGCGGCCAATGGCCCGGAGGCGCGTCCGTATACGGAGCTACGCGCTGTCGGTGCTCAGACATTTCCCGTGCCATATAGCCGGTCGCAGCGGTTGAACCGGGTTCAGATCACTGGCACGTTCGGCTGGCCCACGCAGGTGCCGTCCGCGGTCCGGGATGCCTGCCTGATCCTGGCGGCTGAGAGCTTCAAGCTGAAGGATGCCCCGTTCGGCGTGGCCGGGTTCGGCGAGTTCGGCGTCGTGCGAGTCAGGGACAATCCGAAGGCGGCGAAGAAGCTGTACCCGTATGTTCGTGATCCAGTGCTGGTGGGCTGATGGCCACGGTGCAGGAGATCCGCGAGGGCATCGACGACCGCCTCGCCACCATCGCAGGGCTGCGGCACAGTGCCAACGTGCCAGCGGTCGTCAACCCGCCGCACGCATTCGTCAAGCGCCGCCAGACCGTGTTCGGCGTATCCATGGACGGCGAGGATGATCTGACGTTCGCGGTCACCGTCCTGGTGTCGTGGGCCGACCAGCGGAACGCCCAGGAGACTCTCGACGAGTACCTGGCGTCCACCGGCGCGAAGTCCATCAAGGCCGCCATTGACGCCGACCCGACACTCGACGACATCGTCGACTTCGCGCACGCGACGATTGTCGAGGATGAGCGGATCGCCCAGTTCAATGGCACCGACTACTTGGCCGCCGACATTGTCGTCGAGGTGGGCTGATGCGCTGGGTCGTGTGCCACCCCGGCCCCGCGTTCAGCGTCCACGACGTCTACGCCGGCTGGGTCGAGGCACTCGAAGAGCTCGGCCAGCAGGTGCAGATATTCAACCTCGAGGACCGGCTCACCTTCTACGACTCGGCCTACCTCAACGTCGCCGAGGGCCAGTTCCGCAAGGCGGTGCCCCAAGACAAGGCCATCGAGATGGCCGTGTACGGACTGTACGCCCCGCTGTACCGGTTCCGCCCGCACGTGCTACTCATCGTCTCGGCGTTCCTCATCCCGACCGAACTGATGGACATCGCCCGCAGCTACGGCACCAAGGTCGTCGTCCTGCACACCGAAGCCCCGTACGAGGACACCCGCCAGCTCGAGGTGGCCGCGCACGCCGATCTGAACCTACTCAACGATCCGGTCAACATCGACCGCTACCGCGAGCTCGCACCGACCGAGTACGTGCCCCACGCCTACCGTCCGAAGCTGCATCGTCCTGGTGCCGTGGACAAGGATCTGGCGGCGGACCTGGCGTTCGTCGGCACCGGGTTCGAGTCGCGGATCGAGTTCTTTGAGGCCATGGACCTGGACGGGCTGGATGTACTGCTGGCCGGCAACTGGCAACGGCTCACCGAAGACTCGCCGCTACGCAAGTACGTCGCGCACGACATCAAAGAGTGCCTGGACAACGCCGACGGGGTCCGGATCTATCAGTCGGCCAAGCTCGGGCTGAACCTATACCGCCGCGAGGCCGAGGACGGCGACTCGCACGCCGGCTGGGCGATGGGACCGCGCGAGGTCGAGATGGCCGCGATTGGGCTGCCG